CCACTCTCCACGTCGAGTGCGACGGTCTCAGAACCACCCTCCAGGGGGGTGCGCCGGAAGATGAGCGTCTCACCAGACGGTGTGAGATAGAGCTGATCGTAGCTAGCGCGTTCCGGGTCCGTTTCGAGGATGATCCTGCCCTCTGAATCGAACACCGCGAGCATCTGCTGCGCACGATCTGGTGTGGGCGCTTCCTCCCTCGCTGTTGTGGCGACCGCAGCGAACCTCCTCGATACCGCAGAAGTCACCACGGAGTGAGTCCGGTGCATGTAGAGCCGAGACGGCCGAGATCCGGGAGAGTCAGCAGCACCTGCACGGAAGAAGAGTGTCTGTTGCGGCGTGTGGACTAGGGCGAGGCCATCGGGCGAAAGCAGTTCCCATCCGAGCACCTGCTGGCCAGGAAGGTCGAGGAGGTTGATGTACCTCGCTGGCACGCCACCCCTCGGCGTCTCCTCGCCCGGCAAACGAAGCACCGTAAACGGCTCGTTGGCGGGATTTCGCGAGACCCGCGTCTCGAGGAAGAAACCCACGCGCGTCCTGCCGCTGGGGCCCAGGGTGCCGTCCGCGCTCACGTGCAACGGAGCGAGCTCCAGCCGCATGTCTACTGCCAATCGCTCACCGATTCGCTCGGACGAGTCAACGACCTTCGCGATGCGGAGATAGTCTGTCGGGAACTGCCTTAGTGTGTCGAAGCAGTTCGCCTCCAGCCGGACGACGTCGTCTTCAACCCGAACCGACCAGATGAGCGGCTCGTCGCACTCGGGGGGCGGCTCCACGTGGAAGGCATCCTCGTCCTCCTCCCACCTCACGATCTCCCACGGGCCATTGGTGCTTTCGGCGTCTCGAGCCTGGAGATACGGAGTGTTACCTGACTCAGCACGGATCGTTCGGCCTCTGATTTCGGTCCCTATCCGCACGTTGAATCTGCAGCAAACACGATCCAAGTGCTCTGGGGATTCTGTCAGGAATGGAAGCCCCCACATCTGAACATCTATGTCCCAGAACGCGGGGGCATCAGGGTCTGCCGAGAACATCCGTCGGTGAATCGCCTCTTCTGTTGCCTTCCCCCACGGCTCTCCGACAGGAACTCCGAAGAGGGCGTCTACGTCTGGATCCGGCACAAAGAGGAAGTCCTCAGCAAGGCAATCCAGATACGCGTCGACGTCCCTTTCCGCATAGGCGGCCAGGACGCGGTCGATGGTATCCTCGGCCTCCCGTGGTACGCTGGCATTGACAGGAGAGGTCAAAGCACAGGCTGTAAGCAGCATTCCCGTCGCCAACGTAGCTAGCTCAAGCGACCGTCCCATTCCTCTCCTCCTGTCATACTCGCTACTGGCCACTTCGGGAGTCGCCAGTAGAAGAGGCGCATGGAGCATCCCAGGGAGCAGCGACCTCTGACTCTGCATACCCTTGGTCCGCCGCATCGAATCCTGCACCCGCAATGGACTGCGCAGGACTGCAGCCCCAGAGCATGCGTACCAGACACTCCCCCCGATCCGCAAGAGGGCCGCGCCCAAACCCCAGAAACAGCATGCCCCTGGGCACCAAGCGTGTCAATGGCCCTCGAAGACGTTCTGCCCGCGGAAGCCAGCGCCCGGACGGAGTCCAGCAGCCATGACCTGCCCCCTGGAACTGATCCAGTCGGAAAGCTAGACTTTCTGCCCTGGGCTCTTGCCCCCAACCCTGGTCCAGACCTAGGGACAATTCTCGGGTCCTACGTGGGCAGGAGGGACAAGGCCGCCGGCTCCAGCCGGCGGCCTTGTCATCGACGGTCCCTGCACGCGTCCCGCTACGGTCTCGTTTGCACCTCCTTCATGATCGCTCTGATCTCCGCTTCATCGTTCCGGGCGGCCGCGATCGCGAGCGCCCTCACGAACTTCGACGCCTTGGCCGGCCCTGCCGCCTTGTGGATCAGGCCGCGCTCCTCAGCGGTCAGGCGAAAGGCGAACACGCAGAGGTTCTCCCTTGCGGCCTTGTCCTTCGGCGCCTGATGCGGCGCGGCCTCGGCGCTCGGCTTCACCGGCTTCCGGGTCTTGGCCGCTGCCTTCTTGGTGTTCTTCGACTTCGCCATCTCGCTCCTCCCTTCCATTCGAACCTAGCGCACGATCCGGCGCGGCTCTTTGCCGCAGCCCTCGCACGCCACGTGACCGCCCTGGCGGTCGATCTCCTTCATCAAGTCCGGCGTGATCTCCATCCACTGTTCCCAGATCCAGGTGTCGGAGCCCGGGTAGGGGATGTGGCAGCACGCGCAGACCACGGCGCCCTGCACGTTCCAGAAGACCTGATGGTCCTGAAGACCGAACTTCGGCCTCCTTACACTCGTCGCGGTACGTGTCATCACTCCTTCCTCCCGCGCGCCTCGCGTTCCCGCACGCCCTTCAGCGCCGCCCCCGCCGCCAATAGGATGTCCTGAAGGTCCTGCGCCGCAACGAGCGCGTCCCTCCACTCCTTGAGCGTGACGTACGGGCGCGCCTCGCAGTCAGCGAGCGCGCGCGTCGCGTCGGCCAGATGCGTCTGCACGAGGTTCGTGAGGAGCTCGGCCTGCTCGGCCGTCATCTTCACGCTCACCTTCTTGGCCTTCGCCATCGTCGCCTCCCTAGTTCCGGCCTCTGTCCCTCGTGAGCAGCCCGTCCTGCATCGCCTTCCTGCTGTGCGCGACGTTCCGCTCGATCGCGTCGAGGTACTTCCCGATCTTGACCGCGTTCTTGATGAGGTAGGTCGCGAGGCCCTTGGCCTCTTCCTCGTTGTCGAACACGGCGACGACCTGATCTGGCTCGAGCCCGCCGCGGACCTGCAGCATGAGGTCCTTGGGGCTTGCAGCGAAGCACACGTCCGGGAGCGTGCTGTCGCGCGCCGCCCGGGTCACGACCCACATCGTCTTCACGTTCGTGATCGTTGCCATCTCGTCCTCCTACCTGGCCGCCGCGAACGCCCACTTGGGCGCGTACGGCGAGTCGTCGTCCGGGTGCCCGCCCTCGACGATGTAGACCACAGAGGCCGCGTCGTCGGGCTCCTCGTCGGGTTCGCCCATCCCGCGTGAGGTGTCGTCCGGCCTCGCGATCCCCGCGACCGTGAACTGGAGAGGCCACTTGGGTTGGAACGCGAGCCTGAGCTCGCAGTCGCCGTACCCGTCGTCCGCTGCCTCTTGCAGGCGCTCAATCGCGTCGTTGACCGTCATCGTTGCCCTCCCTTCGTGCCCGCCATGCTCCGGCTTGAGTCACAGTGACGAGCTTCCCGCAGGGCATGGGAAGGGGATTCGAGCTCGGAGATGCGAGTTCCTGGAAGGCCGTGCGGCGTTCACGATCGCTGCGATTCACCCGCGCCACCCGTCTACCCATCCACGCCGCCTCACAGTCGGCAACGTGGCCGAACGCTCCACGGGAACCTGCGCCTCGACCCTTCGCGCCAGCGCAGCCGCGCGCTCCGGCAGCGACCGCACGAACGCAGGCCCAAGGATGTAGAGCGCCGCGAGGCAGTAGACCTCGAGATCGAGCGCCTCGTTCCGCTCGCGTGTCTTGATCCACTCCCGCACCGTCCCCCGGTTCTTCACCCACTTCCGCACGGCCTTCTCAGCCGTGAGCTGCGCGACGTACTCCTCGTCGATCCACTCCGGCAGATGGCAGTAGCCAGGGCCAGGCACCCCGATCCTGAGCCGCGAGTAGACGATCTCCTTGCCGGTATCCACGCAGAGCGTGAAGAGCTTCGCGCGGTAGCGGTTGTGGTCACTGGGCCGCCCCACGACCGGCTTCCCGCGTTCGGAGCCGCCGCGGACGGCGAAGATCCGCCTCTCGATCCTGGCCCTGCAGAACCGGTAGACCTGCTCGGAGTGGTGCCCGCCGCTGTCCACGGCTACGCAGGTGATCGGCACCTTCTGCCCGCTCTCGTGCGTGAACTCCTGCTTGAGGAACCTGTCGAGCTCGAGCCAGACGGACTCGCGCCCTGGGTCGCCGTGGAGAAGCTCCATCTCGTCGCGCCCGAGATGTGGATGAAGACCGGGATCTACTCCGCGGGCCTCAGGAGCCGGGACACGGACCATCCGATCATCGTCGCTGGGATCCAGTCGGTGTACCGGCGCGCCTGCGAGCTCGACGCGTTCGACCTCATCATCATCGACGAGGCGCACATGATCCCGCCGGACGGCGACGGCATGTACCGCTCGTTCCTTGAGGACGCGCGCACCGTGAACCCGAACGTGCGGCTTATCGGGCTCACCGCCACGCCGTTCCGGATGAAGAGCGGCACGATCTGCGAACCGGAGAACGTGCTGAACCACGTCTGCTACGAGATCGGAGTGAAGGAGCTCATCGTCCAGGGCTACCTCTGCCCGCTCGTGACCAAGGGAAGCCGCGAGGCCATCGACACCTCAGGTCTCCACGTCCGGGCGGGGGAGTTCGTGGCAAACGAGGCTGAGGACCTCATGGATCGGGACGAGCTTGTCGAGTCGGCCTGCAAGGAGATCGTGGAGCAGACGGGCGAGCGTAGGTCGGTGCTCGTGTTCACGACGGGCGTGCGGCACGGGGAGCACGTCGCCGAGGTCCTCCGCAGGATCTCGGGGGGTGAGGTGGCGGCCGTGTTCGGCGAGACAGCGAGCTCCGAGCGCGACCGGGTGCTCGCGCAATTCAAGGACGGGTCCCTCAAGTACCTGGTGAACGTCAACGTTCTGACGATGGGCTTCGACGCGCCCAACATCGACTGCGTCGCCATGGTCAGGCCGACGCTCTCGCCCGGGCTCTACTACCAGATGGTTGGACGCGGATTCAGGCTCAGTCCGGGCAAGGAGAATTGCCTCGTTCTCGACTTCGGCGGGAACGTCCTTCGGCATGGGCCGGTGGATGCGATCCGCATCCGGGACGTGAACCACCGTGGCAACGCCGAGACACCCGCCAAGCAGTGCCCTGAGTGCCGGAGCCTGATCGCGGCGGGGTACGCGACGTGCCCCGACTGCGGCTACGAGTTCCCGCCGCCGGAGCGGCAGCCGCACGAGGCCACGGCCTCCACGGAGGGCATCCTTTCAGGTGAGGTCACGACCAGGGAGTACCCCGTGGAGTCGGTGTTCTGCAGCGTCCACCAGAAGCGGGGCGCCCCGGATGGAGCGCCCCGTAGCCTCAGGGTCGAGTACCGCATCGGGTTCCGCAAGTACCAGTCGGAGTGGATCTGTTTCGAGCACGTGGGTTGGCCGCGCCTCAAGGCGGAGTCGTGGTGGCGCAGACGCTCGAACGCGAGAGTCCCTCAGTCGGCCGAGGATGGGGTGGAGCTCGTGAACGCGGGCGCGCTCTGCGAGACGCGGTCGATCACGGTTCGCAGCGTCGTGGGAGAAAAGTACAGCCGGATCATCGGCTACGACCTCGGCCCGAAGCCCGAGTGGCGGGAGCCTGGGGAGGACCTCGATGAGTTGCCCGTTGGAGAACGCTACGTCTACGCGGTGGAAGGAGGGGTGCCGTTTTGAGCACGATGCGCGAGCACGCGATCCGCTATGCAGAGATGGGGTACCCCGTCTTCCCCTGCGCGCCCGGAGGAAAGGCGCCGCTCACTCCGCACGGGTTTCACGATGCCACGACGGACGTCGTGAGGATCGAGGAGTGGTGGGCACGGCACCGTGAAGCGAACGTCGCAATTCCGACCGCCGGCCTTCTCGTGGTCGACGTGGACGGCCCCGACAACGCCTGGCCCGGAGACCCGGACAAGGTGTTGGACCTCGCCCGTGGCGCTGTGTCCATCACGCCCCGTGGTGGCACGCACTACATCTTCCGCCAACCAGGGGACAGGGCGTGGGGCAACACGGTCGGGAAGATCGCTCCGAAGGTCGACACGCGGGCGAACGGGGGCTACATCCTGCTGCCACCATCCGTGGTAGACGGGAAGCGGTATTGCTGGAGCAAGTCCTCGGAACTCATGACACCAGCGGAACTGCCCGAGCCTCCCGGGTGGCTCACGGCCCTCCTGGACGAGCTTGGCGGGAACGGGGCGCCCCCGGGCGCGCACAGGGCGCGACAGGGCGACGATCTCGCGCCGGACGGCAACGTGATACCAGCTGGCCAACGGAACGCCACGTTGGCGCGCCTTGGCGGCGTGATGCGCAGGGTGGGCATGAGCCGCGACGAGATCCTGGTCGCCCTCCTTCGCGCCAACGAGGACCGATGCCGGCCGCCGCTCTCGCTGCGTGAGGTCGAGAACGTGGCAGCGAGCATCGCCCGCTATGAGCCCGACCAGGTTGCGGTCGCCGTGGCGGAGAACCACTGGGCTCAAGATGCGGAGCCAGCCGCGCCCCTTGACCGCGCGGCGCCCGGAGTCTCAGATCCTGGTCCCATGCCCGACGATCTCTTCCGAGTCCCCGGGTTCGTCTCCGAGGTCATGGACCACTGCCTGGAGACCGCCCCGTATCCGAACCCGGTGATGGCGTTCGCTGGCGCGCTTGCGCTCCAAGCAGCGCTCGCCGGGCGCAAGGTGCGCGATCCCGGCGACAACCGCACCAACCTCTATCTCCTGGGCCTCGCGCACTCGTCAGGCGGGAAGGAGCATCCACGGAGGATCAACACCGAAGTCTTGCACGATGTAGGGCTGGTGGACCAGATCGGTGGGCGCTTCGCATCCGGCGAGGGCCTTCAGGACGCCCTCTTCCGCGAGCCCTGCATGCTGTTTCAGACCGACGAGATCGACGGGATGCTCCAGTCGATCAACAAGGCCAAGGATGCCCGCCACGAGAACATGATGGGAACGCTGCTCACTCTGTACTCGTCGGCCAACTCGATCTTCCCGATGCGGCGCAGGGCCGGGAAGGAGTCCGCGGGGACGATCGACCAGCCCTGCCTCGTCGTTCTCGGCACGGCCATCCCGAACCACTACTACGAGGCGCTCTCGGAACGGATGCTCACGAACGGGTTCTTCGCGCGCATGATCGTGCTCGAGTGCCACTACCGCTCGGCTGGGCAGGAGCCGCGGATGGAGCCGATTCCCGCGCGCGTGCTGCAGACGGCGAAGTGGTGGGCCGACTTCCGATGCGGCACGGGGAACCTCGAGCGCTGGCATCCGGTGCCGCAGGTCGTCCCGCAGACGGAGGATGCAAGGCGCGTTCTGACAGAGACCCGGCTCGAGGCAGAGGCCGAGTACGCGAAGGCCGAGCGATCGGACGATCCCGTGGGGACGGCCGTGTGGGGCCGCGCGAGCGAGCACGCGCGCAAGCTGGCCCTCGTCTATGCCGTGAGCGAGAGCTACACGCGTCCCGAGATCGGAAAGGCGGCGGCTGAGTGGGCCGGGAGGTTCGTCATGCACCAGGCGAGGCGGATGCTCTTCATGGCCGAGTCGCACGTGGCCGAGAACCCCTTCCACGCCGAGTGCCTGAAGTTCCTGCGCAGGCTCCGGGCGGCCCCGAACGGAGAGCTCGGGCACAGCGTACTCCTCAAGCGTATGAAGATGGACGCGAAGAGCTTCGGCGACCTCGTGTGTACGCTGGAGCAGCGTGGTGACATCGTGATACGGACGCAGACCACCGCGACCAAGTCGGGCCGCTTCTACCGGCTCACCGACTTGCCGTCGGACCCGCCAGCGGAATCTCCCACCTGAGGTATTGGGGGAAACGGGAAGGACTCGCGCCCGGTGAGCGTTCGGGGGGAGGTGAAGGACAGTGAAAGACCGTGAAGGATTGAAGGCTGGAACCATGCAAGAAGTACATACTCTCTCAATCTCTCTCTCTTTCACCAGTACTCCTCTCACTTCTATTACCCCTCTTCCTAGCGTGTGTGTGTATGGGGGGTGGGGAGATATGCGAACCATCTGCCCCCAAGTCGTTTCGCGAGTCTGAACGGGGTGCGAGGAGCGACGATGACTCGGACGCACGATCCCCGCGTCTCCATCGCCGTCGCGCGGTTCTCCGTCGTCGAGAGCCCCGGGGCCTCCGATCCCGCGGCCCTGCTCTTCGCGCTCGAGCTCCTCGCGAGATGGACCGTGAGGGCGCGCCACGCGCGCACTCCCGATGCCCCAACTAGCGACGACGTGGCCAGTTACGCCCCCGAGAAATGCCTTGATGCCGGCGCGCCTTCCGAGGACTGATGGTGCCATGGGCGACAACGGCAACGGCAAGATGCCAGCGGCGATCTACCTGAGACGGTCAACCGACCGGCAGGAGAAGTCGCTCGAGGACCAGCGGAGGGAGATCCTCCGCTACGCCTCCGAGCACGACTTCGGCGTGGTGGCCGAGTTCGTGGACGACGGCGTGTCCGGCACGTCGGGGGAGACCCGCAAGGGGTTCCTCGCCATGCTCGAGGAGGCGCAGTCGCCCACCCGTCCCTGGCGCAACATCCTCGTCTGGGACATCAAGCGGTTCGGGCGCATGTCGAGCGACGAGGTCGGCTACTACCGCTGGCTCTTCAAGCAGGCCGGGGTCGAGATCGTCTACACCTCGGAGGGGTTCACCGGCACGAGCGCGGACAAGTTCCTCAGGTTCTTCAAGCAGGAGGCCGCGCGTGACGAGTCGGCCACGCTCTCAAAGGCCGTCATCCGCGGCTTGGTCTCCCTGGCGGACCAGGGCTGGTGGCCGGGCGGCATGGCCCCCTACGGCTACGACCTCGCGTACTTCGACCAGGCCGGCAGGCTCTTCCAGATCGTCCGCGCCACGGACGCCCGCGACAAGATCATCCTCGATCCCGATGGGCGAGAGATCCGCACCGTCCGGCGCGGCCAGAAGGTCAAGGGCTCGCACGCCGAGCACGTGCGCCTCGTCCCCAGCCTCGACGAGCGGGTTGGGACCGTGCGCAGGATCTTCGACTGGTACGCCGGCAGCTCGAACGTCGGGTTCAGGGCCATCGCCGACAGGCTCAACCGCGAGGGCGTCCCCGCGCCGAAGGGGAAGGGCTGGGCCACGTCCTCGATCCGTGCGATCCTCATGAACCCGGCCTACATCGGTCGCATCGTCTGGAACCGACGGGCCGCGGGGAAGTTCCACAGGATCGCCGACCGCCGGGAGGTCGAGCGGGACGGCTGTGGGAAGCGCCGCATCGAGTGGAACAACCCTGGCGACTGGCTCGTCTTCGACGACGCGCACGAGCCCCTGGTCGATCGGGCGCTCTTCGAGCGAGCCCAGCGCATCATCAGGGAGCGCGCCGACATGGTCCGGGCGAACGGGTTCCTGACGGGGAAGGCCAAGGGATCGCCTTACCTCCTCTCGGGCCTCATCAAGTGCAGCGTCTGCGGGGCCTCGATGCACGGGCGCGCGACGGGGAAGGGCAAGCTCAGGAACGACGGCACCCGCGTTCGCACCCCGTACTACGTCTGCGGGGCGGCGATCACGAAGGGCAAGTCGGTCTGCCAGCCGATCCAGTTCCTCGAGAAGCCGCTGGACGACATCGTCATCGACCTCGTGGGACAGCGTCTGGCCTCGCTCCTCGGGAAGAACGGGCGGCTCCTGCTTCGGAAGCTCGTGGACAAGGAGCTGGCCTTGCAGACTGAGGACCCGGCTCGGGAGACCCGCGAGCTCGAGGCGCACCTCGCTGCCTTGGGCAAGAAGATCGACTCGGTCATCGACCTGGCCGCGTCCTCGCCTGAGAACAAGGAGCTTCTGACCGACCGCCTCGGCCGGCTCCGGAAGGAGAAGGCTGAGATCGAGAGCAGGCTCGCTGAGCTCGCTGAGACACCCGCGTGCGTTCAAGACCCCGAGGCCGTGGTAGATGTGATTCTCGAAGGCCTCAAGGACGCAAGCCAGCTCTTCGAGCACGGGACGATGGAGGAGCGGAAGCGGGTAGTCCGGGCGTTCGTGGAGGGCATCACGCTTGACGCGGCGTCCGGGAGCGCGGAGCTCACAATGAAAAAGCTCCCAGAACCGGATCTGATCGGCGCTGGGAGCTCTTTCCAGGTGGTAGCGGGGGCCCGTTACAAACCTGCGACCTCGGCCTGGGGGGCGCGTGTGGAACCCGGTGCGCCGGCGCCGCCGGAGGTGTCCGCGCCCGTGCCCG